AGACGTGTGCTCTTCCGATCTCTACACCAACAATTTCAACAGGGGATTCAGTAAATGATGAATTTGATAACGCAAGACCATCACTAGCACATTTTGTTATCTTTGTATTTTTAATTGATTCCCCACGCACATTCCTAAGATAAATCCCATATCCAACACGCGTTCCTGAAATATAACAATCTTTAATTGTATTTCCTCCATTTTCAGGAGTATCTCTAATTGTTATGTTATGGCCACCGGCATTAATTGATTTTATATTCTTAAATAAAACAGAAGTTAACCCTTGGCAAACAATATTTCCAACGGTGTCATTTCCTGACGTTATCATTCCATTTATAGTTAGATCTTTTAATCCACCTCCACTCATCATATTTATCAATGTTTCAGATGTTCCTTCAATCCTTTCAATGAAAGAGAATCCACGCAACATGCAAGAAACATTGACAGATCTAACTCTATATACTTTATCCGTTTCAAGAAATACTGACCATCCTTTAGATGTTGCATAATCAATAGCATTCTGAAGTGTTGATTGGTCATCGCTAGATATTGTTCGAAAATATTCTGCTGGTATTTCTGATTTTATTTTATTAAGACTTGGTATGTATTTATAGCCATCATCTCCTTCTATTAGAATCTTGAACTGATCAGGGTCATACTTAAGCACATTCGGAAAATAGAACTGCTGCACACCGTACGCATCATAAACAGCCATAGAATGGCCTTGCACGGTAACGAATTTGGCAATCTGTCCGTTATATACAGGGTAACCAGCAGCGTTAATGATGATTGGTTGCGAAACAGGGACGTGAGAACCGTCTTCGTTCTCCACATAAACCTGAATCTGGTTTTCAGGATTTACCGGGTCAGTGTCAATTTTACCGATATAAATTTTGCCATTGGCTACGGCTTTAAAAGAACGAGCCATAGTGAAGAGTTGCGAAGGCATGCTTACCACAACATTTGCGGTGATATCTGACATTTCATTGCTCCAGACGAATGATATGATGCAACCATGATGTGATTGCATACCGAAATGGTACTATTGAGTATTTATCCAGTAGGTTACGATGCCATTCCACCCAACTGGTGAGGCATCAAGGATGTACAGCAAATACGACGAGGCGCAGTTTCACTTGAGACTTCCGCATGAACTCCACGCGAAAATTAAACAGCGTGCGAAGATGAATAACAGGTCTCTGAACTCAGAGATAATTGCAGCGATTGAAGAATCATTGGCTAAACAAAGCTCTGCATCAGTTTACATTGACGATGCAGAGCGTATGGCAGAACAACAATCTGATATGGTTAAGAAAATTGTCTTTGATACGCTCAAAGAGCTATATAAAAAAGACAGCAGCTAACTATCAGTTACGGAGGATTTATGCAAAGAGATATGCTGAATATTGCGTTCTACATATTTGGTTTTTGCACGTTCCTGGTGTTTGCGAAGCTATTCTGACAACGCATCAGACTTGGCACCTTGAGTCAGGGCGTTAATGGCCTTTTGCGCCTGCTGCATGGCTTTCTCAAACGCTGTTGATCCGCGTGGGGTGTTTGCCATTCGGAGCATTGCATTTCTGAATGGCTCGCTCTCATAGGCGCGAGTAAGAAGTCCGTAGCTTACCGCTGCGCCAGTTGTCGCCGGGTTCATTGCCGTCCCATACCCGATAATGAACGGGATGGTTTGCTGCCCTGTTGGTGTTGTTACTGCCGCTTTTGCAGCCTGCTGCGTGGATTGCAGGTAGTTTTTCAATCCTTTCAGATAAGCGGCTTCCTGACCTTTAAATGTGATGCCAGTCTGGTTTTGCAGGATGTTAAGCTGCCGAAGGAACTGGTCAGGGGAACCACCTGATTTCTCCATCGCCTTTCCAATGATGCCATTGCGCATTTGCGCCCTGCCAACACGACCAACTGAGTTATACAGAGTCTTAATTTCCGATTTGTTCTTGCTGAATAGCATGTTGTTGACAACTTCCGGCGTCAGGTCGCCTTTCATGAGAACATTCTTCAGCCTGGTATTCTTTAGTTTCGCCGCTTCGTCAGCGTAGACGGCATTGGCCTGCTGATATTTACGGAGAGTATCGTTGCCAAGATTCTGACCAATGGCACCATTGATATCGTCGGTCATTGCCTTGTAAACGCGCTGAATGGCAGCATCGGAACGGTTTGGTAACACTGGTCGCTCCCCCTTCACGTCCATTCTGAACTGGCTGCGCAGATCGCTTAATTGCTTCAAATCCAGATTTACCGGACCATCAGGACCAGCATTGCGAACAAGCTCATCACGATAGGACTGAAGTTTTGAAATAGTCTCGTTATCAGCAACCTTACCAAGCTTCTGCAGGTTAGATATTTCTGTATCAATCTGCTGAATTGCTCTTGCAGGCTGAATGTTTATTCCCGCCATAGCATTCTGAACCTGCTCCAGTCGATTTCCTGCAGCGCGACGAATTCCTGATGTTTTCGCTTTAAGGCTGTCAATAACAACAGCTGGATCATACTCACCGAATTTATCAGCAAATCTCTGCACCAACTGGCTTCTCGCTTCCTGTTGCGTTGCTCTCATTCCGCTTGTGCCAGCCAGGGGGATATTTTCCGCTGTCGTCTGCGCCATTTTTCCGACGCGGGAAATGGGTTGTAACAGGTCTGTGGTGTGCAGAGGAACTCCTTCACGTTCTGCAAATCTGATAGCCTGTTGCGCTTCTGGTGCTATCGAACCACGAACACCACGATAAGCAGCACCTAATCCACGTCCGGCAGCGTTAATAGCACCGCCAGCCAGCACACCAACGCCTAAATCGGTGGCGAGTGCTTCCGCATCATCTTTCGCACTGTTTGCAGCAAGTGATCCAACTGCGTTTTCTGCTAGAAGTCGAGTTGCCCCATGAGCAATTCGACCAGCAAGTGTTGGTGCCTGTACCGCCGCTCTCTCAACGCCAGCAGGAGTGAGGTAAGGCAATGCTTCAGCAAATACCCTTCCCTCTGTCGTTTGTGGAGTCAGCGCGCCTTGCTGAAGGCCAAAGTCCTGCTCTAATCCCTGCGTTGTTACTCGTGGTGCTGGTTGATATGTACCATCGCCAATGCCGAGTTTACCGCCAGCCCAAGCCGCCGCGCTTGTTACAGCATCAGTGAGTTCAGCAGGTATGTTCGCTACGTTGATTCCTGCCTGTAGTAAGCCGCGCCCGGTTTCAGCAAGTCCATTACCAAGGTCAGACATTATTCCGCCTTGCTGCTGAACAGGTTTCGGTGCGACAGAACTTACGGGTTGAGGTGGCTGCTGACTGGCTGCCTGCTGCTCAATCTGAGCAAATGGATTATTTGGGTCTGACTGCACGCCTGATGCCGATACTTGTTCGGATGACTGTGCTTCCAGTTGTGCAAACGGGTTGTTAGGGTCTTGCTGAGGATGTACCTTTGCAGAGGTGGCGCGCTGTTCGACTGTTGAGTCTGTCACCGGGTCACCCGCCCATTGAGCAAAGCGATCATCAACGTAACCGCGGCCTTCAGGTCCTGGCGTATATTCACCACGCTTTGCCTTCATAACGTTGCCGGGACCGTCGTGATAAGCCTGAAGAGCGTCACGCCAGTTACCAAACTGCTGGTACATCTTTGCCAGATAGCGCGCGCCAGCGTCAGCCTGATATTCGGGGTTTTGCATTTGCTCATCGGTATAACCCATATCACGCCATGTCCCAGGCATGACCTGAGTCAATCCTACAGCCCCGGCGGAGCTTACTGCGGCAGGGTTGTAAGAAGACTCCTTGGCACCCAGTGCAGTCATCAACCCTTCTGGCACACCGTAACGTGCGCCAGCCTGCTCTAACAAATCACGGTAATTAGCCATTTACTGCCCCAAAGATGGAAGATATCCGTAGCGATTAATGAAGTCGATTGACAGCTCGGGGTGTTGCTTCAGGTAATCTATAGAAGCCTGAGGCGCTTCCACTCGCTTGATACCGTTTTGCTGAACGTACTTACCAACCGCCTCATTACGCTTCTGGTTGAGCGTGTTCAGGATGACGCCAGCGTTGCGACGAAAGGACTCCTCGCTCTGCGAGTTCTGCAGCGAACCAACAGCCTGGTCGAGCTTTTTGCCCTCGGCATCAGAAAGTGCGCCCATGCCTCGCATGGCCTGAACCGCTGTCAGGTATGCTTGGGATTTAAAGGTATCAAGTCGTGCCTGAGTGTCTGCAGCCTGTGAGCCTGGAACGTTGGGGATTACTCCACGTAAGCCTGTAATGCTCTTAAGTGAAGGAGAACTAACGATATCGTTCAGAGTGAACATGCTGGTTGTGAGGGTGTTGATGCCGTCTTTGTAGCCATCATTTAGCGCTTGCTGCTTCTGCTGCAACTGCTGGTTGTTGGCTGCTATGCGGCTCTGTATTTCCTGGCGCTTCAGGTCGTTAGTTTCTGCTGATAGCATCCGGTCAAGGCGCTTATTTTCGTTGTTAATGCGGTTTGTTTCTGCGTCCAGATTAATGCGCTGCTGACCTAAATTCGCCTGGATATCTTGCCCGCGCATTGTGATTGCCTGATTCCGAGCGGCGGTTTGCGAATCCAGATCCTGACCGCGCATGGTAACCTGGCGACCCTGCATTTTATCCTGTAGGTCAAAGTATTTTTCGGGTCCGAGACTGTTCATCCCCAGGTGATCGACAAATTCGCCGAACTGCCGCGGGTTCTGTTGGTACATCTGAGCGACGTCCTGAGGATTAACGCCAACACGAGCTAACTCACCGGCGTTGTTTTGCAGCCATGATTGCATTGCTTCTGGAGACGATGACGCAAGGCGTGCGCCAGCCGCTAAGGTGCCGATAGAATTACGCTGGTCTTCATCAATGAACCCCATGCCTTTACGGACGGATTCAATCTGGTCTGGATATTGAGTAGCCAACTGACGCAAAGCACCGCGATCACCAGACGCATAAGCATTAGCGTACGCCTGCTGAAATTCTTTCTGCCGCTGAGCCTGCTTTTCCTGCTGAAACACCCCTGCAATGCCTGAAAGGCCTTGCAAAGCAGTAAGCCCAACATTGTTAGCGCCTGAACGCTCAATATCATTGTTCTGCCTGATAAGCTGAAGCGTATTGCCGATGTCATTTACGCTCGGAGCGTTTGAGTTGACGCCGCCGATACCAGCCAACAATCCGCCGTTT